CACTTACATTTACTGTATCTGATACCTCAATTACCAAGTAATTAATAAGAACTGTAGGCTCATCTATAACTAAAATTGAATCGGAAACTTCTATTGCTATGGACTTTGAAAGTGATATATCTTCAGTAACTGTAATATCATCTCCAAGATTTATTTCTAGAGCTGCAATCGTAGGTAATTCAACTATCGGCTCATCTGTAACAGTTACATTATCTTCTACACTTAGGTATAGCTCATTTATTAAAACCTCTACATTTTCGGTTATATTTATCGTATCTGAAGCACTTAAATATAACTCGTTAATAACAACCGTATCGTCTTCGGTAATAGTAATATCATCTAAAACACTTAGATATAGTTCATTAATTAAAACAGTAACATCTTCAAATATTGAAATAGAATCTTCTATATCAATATAAGAAGTTAAATAAAGTTCAATACTTTCACTAACAACAACATCATCTCCTTCGTTAATAGTAAAAGTACCTACTACTGATACATCTACTATGTCGTCCTCCGTTACCGTTACTGTGTCAGAAACACTTATATACAACTCATTTATTAAAGTTGTAACGTCTTCGGATACAGTTATGTCGTCTTCTTTGTTTATATAGTTGGTTAGAGCTACCAGAGATGAGCTTTGAGGGATCTCACTTGAGTAGGTTGCACCAGTAATGGTTCCGTTTGCTTGAGTACCGCTTGAGTCTATAGCCTCAGTTCCCTCGCCCTCGTCAAACTTGGTATGAAGTACCAAAGAGGTAGTACTTACCCCTCCGTCATACATTTCCTGAGCTATCTCAGTGGGTGTTAAAGTCCTTCCAAAAACTTTGACCTCATCCATTTGTCCGTCAAAGTTATTGCCTCCCGAGGCAGACCGGCCAATTCTTAAGTCAACCGCGTTTGTGGGTAAGTTACCTGTACGGGTGGCAGTTCCAACTTGTACTCCGTTTACAAAAAACCTAATTTGGTTTGAGCCGGCTGCGGCGTCAAAGGTAATGGCAACATGCTGCCACTTACCTAGAGTTATTACATCTGTATTTGAGGCATAAAGAGTATTCCCCGCCCCAAAGGCAATTCTTGAACCGTTAGCAGGATTTCTAAGTGTGAATAAATATCCAGTTGAAAATTCTTTGTCTATTATCCTTCCTCCGGTGTCGGCTCCCCACGTGTCAGGCTTTATCCAAGCAGTAATAGTTATATTAGAGGTTAAATCGAGTGTGGGAGAGTCTATAAAGGAAACCACCGAGGGCACGGCGTCAAAGTCCAAAGAAGTGCCAAAGTTGCGAAGTCCAATTATAAGCTCATCTACAGTTACCGTGTCGGAGACGTTTATTGTAAGGGGGGCTGTGGTTAATATATCTACCTGGTCATCCTCGGTAACTGTAATATCGTCAAAGATATCAACGGTAAGATTGTTAATAAATACAATAACTTGTTCAGAGACTATGATTGAATCGTTTATGTCTATATAAAGTTCATTTATAAGTACATCAACTACTTCAGTAATTGATACTCCGTCAAATACCTCAATATAAGAACTTAGCCTTACAGTTGTATTTTCTGTGATATTGACTTCATCAAAAACTTCTATTGGTAAGTTATTTATAAATACGATAGCTTGCTCGCTAACCGTAACCTCATCGAAGACTTCAATAAATGAACCTAGACTTAGAGTTACAACTTCTTCAACAGTGACTTCATCAAATACCTCAATAAATGACCCTAAACTTATGCTAACGTCTTCCTCAATATTTAATTCGTCAAATATCTCGATGAAGGTGAATATCTCAACCTCTACGTTTTCCTCAATCGTAATACCATCCCCAAGATTTATTTGAGGATTATCAGTCGTTGATACAATTAGAGACTCACTTACAACAATATCACCGTCAAAAACATCTATATCTCTTGCATTATCACGAGCTACGTCGGAGTCCTCAGTTACTGTTATTGAATCTTCTACATTGACATAAGAAACCAGGCGTACAGTTGAGTCTTCTGTTACAGTAATGCTGTCAAAAACTTCTATATAAAGCTGGTTGATTAAGACTGTTGAATCTTCTGTAGTCGTTACACTATCAAAGACTTCTATTGGAAGATTATTAATTAGGACTGTAACTACCTCAGTAATATTTATTTCATCAAGAACATCTATATACGAGGTAAGACGAACAGTAACCTCATCTGCAATAGTTACCTCATCAAAGACATCAATTAGTAGGTTGTTAATTAAAACAATTACATCTTCAGTAACATTTGTACTGTCAAATACTTCTATAGGAAGACTATTTATAAGGACAGTTGGATCTTCAGTTGCTGTAACTTCATCAAAAACTTCTACAAAAGACGTTAAATAAAGTTGAACTTCTTCTGTAATTATTACATCATCAAATACTTCTATAGGAAGATTGTTTATAAGGACAGTTGGATCTTCAGTAATATTGGTTTCATCAAAAACTTCAATATAAGAAGTGAGTCTAACAGTTGTATTTTCGGTAACAGCTATCGAGTCAGAAACTTCAATCGGCAAGTTGTTAATAAAAACTGTGTCGTCTTCGGTTACAGTTACCGTATCCCCAACATCTATAGACAAGGTACTAGAAGTCGACAACTCAACCACTGCACTAGTAGTAACCCAAGTAGCATCTGTAAGAGTTAAAGTGTTCCCATTTCCCGAAGCATCTGCGCTTGTAGAACCTGTACCCTCATTAAGTTTCCACCAAGCCGAGTATCCAGATTTATAAATTCCCTTGAAAAGGTCAATAGCTTCAGAATCAGTCAAAGCTGATTGATACATTATAAAGTCGTCAAAGCGACCATCTGTAGGTCTATCACCACCCGAAGAATTACCTATTAAAAAATTAACTCCAGTCCTATCTTTAAGTACTCCACTCCACTGAGTACCTACTCTGGCAATAGTTTGAGAAACGCCATTTATATAAATCCTTGTTTGACTATCTCCACCTTGCGACCCATCAAAGACATAAACGATATGATAATCTTTTCCTGCCTCAATAAGTTGGTCGCTTGCCCAATATTCTGTTACCGCATCTGAACTATTTACTACTTCAAGTGCAAATTGTCGATATCTTCCATTTCCGACATCTCCCATCCAGCAGGTAAATATTGCACTCTGTCGCCAAAGTGACGGAAGTACATTGTGGTCAATGTCATCAACGTTAATCCAAAAAGCTGTCGTAAAAGCGTTATTTAACGAAGTATCTACCGTAGTCGAATAAGTTACTGTGGCTACCCCGTCAGTTTCATCAATATCTATGGCTCCACCGTCATCTTCGTAAATACGTACTTGGTCGGAAACACTTATAGTCAGGGGTGTTACAAATACCTCAGGAGCTTTACCACCAATATCACTCGTTTCAAATAGAACCCCAGATTCTAGAGTTAAATCGTTGTTCGTAGTTTCATCAGTTCCGTTTCCATCTGCTTTATAATAGGAAACAAGTTCTGTATTGTCGGTATATATCCCCCTATAAATCTCATTAACTTCCGTAGAAGAAAGCTCTCTTGAGTAAACACGTATTTCATCCAGGGCAATATCTGCCTGGTTTGAACCTCCTGAACGTTTACCATAAGTTAAAACTCCAGAAGCTGCGACATAAGCGGCAGTTAGATCTTGAGCAACTTGTTGGCCATTTACATATAAAGTAGCGGTACTTCCCGAGTGGGTTACTGTAATGTGATAATTTTGCTCCAAAGTCAAAGCCCCTGTGTCTAAGGTTGAAGTAGTTGTACTTCCATTGTGAGAAACGAAACGGATTATATTAGATACTGAGGTCTGTAAGATGGAAAACCCATTAGTAGGTCCACCATCCTGCCAATCAACAATACGGTCATTGGAAACATTAGTATACGGCTTGTACCAGAAACTTATAGAAAAGCCGTCAATAGGTGGCACATATGTACTAGTAGCATACGAGTTTGTTGACCCGTCAAAGCGGATAGCACTGCCAAAAGTATCTCTTACTCCTATCGAGTCGTTTACATTTATGGAAAGTGGTGGAGCCTGTACTTCTACACTAACCCACTCAGATACGTCAATTTGTTCGGTGTAGTGAGATATTGATTCAGTAACGGTAACGGAGTCGTTGACGTTTACCTCTGGTGGTGGAGCAGCGTCTGGTATTTCCAGATATACCTGCGTTACCCTTAACTGTTCACCCCCACCAATAGCGTCTGATGTCAACTCTACACGAAGGTCTGAATAATCAGTTATTGCGTCTGTTTCACCTGTGGAAAGTGTATAGTTTAAATCAGTATATGAAGCACTTCTATTAGTGTTATTTTGTTTAGTTGCTATTTCAGTCGTACCCTGTAAAACTCTAATGTCTATCTGTTCTGGTGCACCGCTTCCTGATGTTCTAAAAAACACATGCAGAATATGTCCTGATGAGCTTTCTGGGTCTGTACCTGCTGAAAGTTTTACTTCACATGTGGAGTTAGCACCACTTACTAATATATAGGAATCTTCATCATCTGAAGTTGTTTCGTCTATTGAGGTATATAAACTTCCGTCGTTGTCTACTGTACCTTCATCGGTCCAACTACCTGTTAAAATATCTTCGTTTGGTCTTAGGAATTGTGCCATTTAACCTATTATTTTGGGGCCTACTTTTTCCTGTATTCCTGGCTGTACACGAACCTCCAAAGCAGAAGTGGGATCACAAAAGTCTGTGGCAGTTGCTCCAGTTTCAAGCTGAAAAGCATCTCCATAAGCTGTACCAGTTGCCGTATTATCACAAACAAAACGTACTCTGATAAATGCAGTGCTGGCATTAGTGGTAAAAGTCGCGCTTACACGAGTCCAAGTATCAGTGTCAGTAACCTGGGTATTTCCCCCGTCAACTAGTTGTGATTCGCCACTATCATACTCAAGCCAATCAATAGAGGTATTGCCGGAAAACCCCGAAGCTCTGTAAATATACCCCGATACTGTGTACTGGGTATTGGGGCTAGCCGCAATAAGTGCAGTTCTTGAATCTGTGTTTTGGCTAGTTCCTGAAAATTTAATAGCCCAACTACCGTGTTGGGCTGTGTCGTTGTTTCTGGTAAATGAAGCCGCCAAAGTCCAGTCAGAATCATCTGTTTCTAAAGATGGATTTGGTACAATATTTACACAGGCCATATAAGTAAATGTCTTCGGGGCTTAGCCGAAGACATCCTTGCTTTTAATAGTTTCTGAAACGTTAATTCCGAGGGATGGCGGGTCTCTTTTTTGTAGTCTTTTTACTTCCAGATTGAAGGGTTCGTCTTGGTTGTCGTCTAACCACTTTTGGAACGCTTGCACTATTTCGGTTACGGCCTCTTTTAGGCTGTCTACTACTTTTACTTGGTCGTGTACTCGTATTTCCAGCATGGATAAATTCTTGTGCTTTTTGGGCATCCCAACCTTCGGGCTTAAACTTTAGTGGAATATCCTTTGGAAACATTCTACCATTTTGGTCTATATGTTGTACATATATATTTGTGTCTACTAAGAAAGGAAACTCTTTTTTCTGATATTCTGGCCAACCTGCTTTCTCAAAGTGGCCATCTTTTTTAACCTTTCTACACCATTCAAGGTCTGAAGTTCCTGAAGCTGTTATTATCTCACCTTTCTCAGGGTTATAAATCAGTCTTGCGGGCTGCTCGAAAACCTGCTTTAACTTCTGTCCATCAACTTCATATTCAGGAGACTCATTCCAAACACTTCTAATAATACTCATATGAACTAGAAGTGTTCCCGTAGGTACTCCTGCACACCAAACTTTATCTCCCATCTTCCAATCAGCATAGTGTCCAAAGCCGAGTCGTCTATAAGTCATAGGTTCGGGAGAATCGGTCTTAGTAAAATAAAGTCCTGAAACCACTGGAACTTTTTTATCAATCATATATTCATTAAATCGGATATAAGTATTGGGCGGAATTACATTATCATGTTCAATTAAGAGTAACCATTCCACTTCACGCTCAATAGCTTTAGCTACAATAATATTCTGTGCATCTGCTACTGAATAACGAAGAGGAGCTATCGTATTCATATACTCCATAACGTGAACATGGCTCCAATTAGTAGGCATAACTTGGCCAAAACGAGCTAATGCCCACTCCATTCTTATCAATCCCGTAGTAGGAGTGCCAATAAGAAGTCTGTGTTGCCAATCTGTATGACACTCAATTATCTCTGAACGAAAATCAACGTATTTTGTCATTTTTTACTTTCATACACAATTTATATATTTCCTCTTCCAATTCCATAAACCAGTCTTTATGAGTACCATGACCCAATATTTTAACAATCATTTTTTCAATATATTCTCTAAGTTCCTCTTCGGTCATTTTATTATTCTAGCCACTATCATGTCGTTTCTAAAGACTAAGTTTTTTTCCTTTTTACTTACTCCATGAATGAACTCTTTTGGTATTGGAGCGTTTTTAGGATACTTAGTTAACTGCCCTTTTTTGAATCCTGCACTTACCAGACACCAACTAAGAAAGTCAGAAGTCATAGCTACTTTGTGGAACTCTCCTTCATGCATTTGATTTCCATAAACTGTTTCCATGACTCGGACATATCTGTCCAAATCAAAAGTGCCAACTCTCATGGTTAGCCAATCAGCAGCTATACCGTCAAAGTCATCAGTTGATATTACAAGTTCGGCTTTTTTCTTCATTACTCGTCTTACTTCTTTTAATGTGTCTACAATCTCTCTAAATGGTAAATGTTCAATAATATTTCTCATTTCCACATAATCAGCAAAATTATTTTTAAAAGGAAGTTTTCTAACATCAGCTTCAACATATTTAGCCCCTTTTTCTATGAAAGTATTTTTCCAATCACCTTTTTTAGTCTTAAAACCTTCTCTTAAATCTTGTTCTTTTATAATATCTATATTTATAAATCCAGCTCGAAGTAGAACTCCACAGCCGATATTCAACTTAATTTTTGCCATATATAGTTCCTACTATCTCAAAATAACTAATATCTTCTTTTCTAGGTAAATTAAATTTTCCTGTGTTTTCATCATAAGTTACTTCATATCTCAAAATACTACCGTCTATTGAAGATTCGTATTTCAAAATATCTCCCTCTAATATTTTATTACCATATTTATCAGCAGGACCAACTATAACTTTTTTAAATCTATCTGGAGTTAAATTCATTTGTTCTTTACCTCTCTGCGTTTTTCTAAAAGTACCTCCAAGTTTCCCTGCATATCCCAAGCCTCTTTGACTATTTTCCAAGGTTTAGGCTTATAAATAGAGTAAAGGTCGGGGTTTTTAATCATAGGGTCGAAATACCAGAAAGTAGCATCGTTACACGGATTAACATGAGTCGGGTCTTGAAAGTACCCGTAAGAACCCGCAAATGGAGTAGAAATCATAAATTGCCCCCCAGGCTTGGTTATTCTCCAGGCTTCATCCATAAACTTAATAAAGACTCCCTTATGGGGGTTTATATGCTCTACTAAGTGAGAAGCTACAAGAAGGTCTGCACAATTATCGGGTAAAGGCCAGGGGAAAACTTCGAGGTCGTGAACAATATCAACTTGGGGAATGTCCAGAAGGTCTATGTTAATAAACCCTCTTGGACAATTTCTCCCACCCCCAAGTTGGATATTTACGTTAGCTTTCTTTCTGAGGAGTGATTTTATATTCACACCGCAGTATAGCACATTGCTAGTAAGAAAAGCTAGTAACTGATACCGTGTTTATCTAGGAGTTTTCGGAGTCTGTGGACTTCTTTAACCGCAGCAAAATGTTTTTTAACATGGTTATTTCGATTAGTAAGTTCCAGGTTCTCGGGTCTATTATCCCTTTTATTGCCGTTAACATGATGGACTATCTCTTTGGGACTTAAATAACGACCTAATTTTTCTTCCATTACGAGGCGATGTTCCATAACATAACCTTTTCTTGTTTTATTGGGGTGGTCAGGCGAATAAACATAATTATAACCTTTAACATGGTGGCTTATTCCACCTTTCCAATTAGAAGCTAATTTCCCATATCTACCATTAGGCCATCTTTTTTTATATTCCTCTTTCGACCTCTTAGAGACATCATACTTAAACTTATGTGTTCTTCTAATGGGTACACGGAGTTTATATCTTTTGGTTGCGTACTGAACTGCCGAATATGAACTACCCACCTCTTGAGCTATCTCTCTAAGAGTGTGGGTAGTCATCTTCTCCTTAAGCCAGTTAGTATCGTGTAGTTTTGGATACTTAACATAATCCATTACCCATTCTAACACTTACTGCTCAGAATGTCAAGCGAACCTCCATTCATAAGTCGCATTGACGGTCTGGTTTATTGCCAAGTTACTAGTATCATAAGTGGCTCCAGACATAACTGTTCCAGAACTTGAATGACCAAATACTCCGATATTTTTAATCGTAAATGCTTCAGTAGTAATTCCAGAGTCCAAGGAAGCTGTCATTCTAAGAGTTTGACTTGAAATAACAGAGGTCGTAAGCGACATACGAGTTCCGTCAGTCGTAACTCCAATTTCTCCTTCAAGTGCAGTAGCAGAGGCTCCAGGAGCCGTTCCTGTACCCAGCGCAAGATGGGTAGGAGAAACAGTTGCATCAGTATTACCAACTAAACTGGTTATCGTTTGGAAACCATAGTTAGTAATTGTGTTTTCAACCCAGTCTGAGTCAGAAACAACAATCATTTTTCCATCTCGTTCCTCTTTAATTTGGAACCTAAGGAAGCCTCTTACGCCGACTTTATCTTTTGTTTTCATAAATTATCACCTACCTTCAATATACTTTAATTATACCAGTTAAAATACCTCTGCAACTAAGCCATAATTAAGTGTTCCTCTTTGATCCCAAGCATCCGTATAATTAGTAACATCAGAATTATTTTTTATACTCGCATAACGAATAGTTTGAAGTATCCCATCATCTACTATTCTCATAATAATATACTCACCTTCCACATTTTGTCGACCAAAGTAATTTAACTCATCACCCAGTTTTTCAGTATTATTAAGTCCCCAAGTATCGAAAGTAGTTACTTCTAAATGATGATTGCGGTCAACTCTGGCACGAGTAGAATCTCCATCTAAAGTTTGAAAGGGTAGTGGTACATTAGCTGTCGCTTCGACTAACTCATCTAAAGCTTTATAAAACTTCTTGCCATCCGAGAGTCTTACAGACAAAGACTTTTTAGCATTCTTAGTTAAAGACTGCCAAAACTCGACTAAATCATTAAGTGCCGACAAATCGACTTCTTTTTCATGAACATTTACAACTGGAGTGGATTGCTTAGGTACATTAACTACAGGAGCAGGAATCTTGGGGGCTTCTACTTTTATAGTAGGGTCTAGTTTTAACTTAGATACTTTCTTATTAAGGTCGTTAACCGCATCAACTATCATGTTAATATTAGTTATCCTAGTATCTTTGGATATTGAAGCTAGATTAGATACCTCAAAACTTTTAGGAAAATCAGGAAAATCTTTTTGGTTTTTAACAGTAACTTCTTTTAAGGAAGGAAGAACTTTGTTCAAATCCCGAACCGCTTTCGTTACTAACTCAATCTTCTTTTCAAGTTTGGCCTGATTACCGACTATAACAGTTCCTTTAACATCAACTTTGGTCTGAGGATTATCTACATGAACTGTGTAAGTATTATCTACTAAGCTATCCCTAAGTTGGTCTAATTTCTTATTACTTTCCCGAACTACGAGAATACCAGTATTCTCAATAGCTCGTATTATTTGAGTTACAAACTGAGTGAAAGTCTTAAACATTTCATACTATTCCACCTAAGTTATACATTTCAGGGCCTTCAGTCTGTTTCGACATACCCCTGCCACCCCAAGTTTCTGTTTGTCTATGACACTCAACACACAAGGTTTTACCATTATCTATTGCAAAACGAAGTTCTGGATATTTAGAAAATGGTTTTACATGATGTGCATGTAAAGTCACTCCTCTTTCACCACATTCTTGACAAGTATAATCATCTCTTATAAAGACTGCTGTTCTCCAAATAACATAATCTCTTGTTTTTCTTAACTTGTCGTTCTCAGAAGTAATTCCACCTTTCCAGTTTGGATTATTTTCACCACTAAAAAGTAGGTTATCAGAAATATTCTTTTCATGGCAAATTTTACATCTTACGGATTTATACTTTGTTAATTTTTTATCACAATCTATACAATTAGGTTTTCCACCTTTCCATTGATAAGCCTTTTTCCCCTTGTGAGATTCACTCATCTTTTTTCTTGTTTCCAAAGACAATTGACCCCTTTTTTTACCAAGCCAATATTTTGTTGGATTTGTCTTTTTTGCCTTACTCATTTTTTTTCTTGATTCTTTCGTATGATTACCAGAAAAACCAGAACCACCCTTTACGAATTGTCCTTTTTCATTTCTCATACTATTGATGATAAATTATAAGTATCTGGCCCACCAGTGCCCATACTCTCTGGTAATGTTCCATTCAAATCTGTACCCACTGATTGAGCTAACGCATCTGGCGATTGAGCTTGAGGAACAATTGGTTGAGCCATAGCCATTGTTTCCTGTTCAGCTTGAATATATCTCAAATGTTTCTCAGAATACTGCTGGAAAAGAGCTTGAATTTCAGGTGGATAATTCATCTGATTATCTTCAAAGTGAAGTGAAGCTGCCATTACCAACTCCAAATGTGGGTCACGAATCTTAGTTTCTGGCATTTGCCCACGCTCAAGCATAGCAATATCTCGTTCGGCTTTCTCATCAATGGAAGACACAATATCCTCTACATTCTCCATCTCTGGATAAGAGTCAATTAGGGCTTCAACTAATGGAGCAAAATCAATCTGTACTCCTGTTTGCATAGTCTGCTGTGAAAGAGTAGTTATCATATTTTGAAGCGAAGCCTGTCTCGAGGCTGGAGTCTGTTTAATCATCTGTTCAGGTAAGGTATATACATCAAAATTTGCACTTACAAGGTCTGGAGATATAGCTATAAGTTCTCTTACTCCTTTTTTACCAGTAATAGCAAAAGTCTGTTCTTCAGTTACATACTGTGCATTAAGAGAAAGAAAGTGATCGCCCATTTCTTTAAGGACTTGCTCACCGAATAAGTCAACGATCATACGAACATTTGTTTCTACGTTTTGGTCAATTATCTGTGCTCCACGAGCTGTCTGGTTAACTGCCTTAGTAGAAGCCGAACCTGAAGAATATAGAGAAGAAATACCACCAGTGCGTTCAAATTTAGTATTAAGTTCTTGACCCATACGAAGCATCGACATCGTAGAATCTCTATGACTTACTGGTGTAATCTGATTAGGATCTCCTGGAACTCTAATAATTCCCGATGGTCGCTGTTGAAACATATAATCTGGAGTTGTAGCTGCTGATACTCCCGCAATCCACATATTGTTGTTAATTGAGCGAATATTAGTTAAAGTCTGATTAAGAACTTCAGTTGAGGCTATCTGTGTATCCCCAACCGCATCCACTACACTCATTGAAAAATACTCATCATCTTCAGGAAAAGCCGTCATATCAATATATGGATAATGTCCATGCCAATATTGATTCTCCATACTTTTATTTATTACAGTTCTAGATTCTTCAATTAAAGGAATATAAACTACATCTCCCTCTAAGGTATACATACAAACAACTGGAAAAGTTGCAGACCTAAAAGCCATTTCATCCTTAGTATCAGAATCAGTTACAAATTCAGCCTCATAATCAAGTTCTTTACTACGTACTCCACCCTTTCTTAACTTTTTAATAAAAGTATTATCCCAATATTCATAACCATAAGACTCGTTATCTTCTATCATATCTCCAATACGAAGTTGTTTGAGTTCTAAAACATAAGGTTGTTCAGCAAGTGAAGGAATATTCCGGTTTGGAATTAAGATATTATTAAATCTTACAAACTGAATATCGGCTCTATTTATTAAAGGTCTCATTTCAAATGAATAGTCGTCTCTTTCAACAACTATTCTAGGTTCATATTTCCATCCTGTTTTAAAATAAGCTTTGCCAGTTATATAATTAGAAAAGAAAGCTCTAGTAAGTAAAGTAGTAAGTGGTAGCTCATTTATCTCCCAATTAACAAAATCTTGGTTTACTTGTCGTCTTTCTATATCCTGTGGTTTTCTAGCCTCAAGACGTACTTTTGTCATTGCCGGATTAGAACGAGCTATATAATTTCTGATAAGAGGAAAAACTTGTTGGTCGACTAACGAGTAATCCCATTCATAAGTATCATCTAAATTTAGTATTCCTTTGTAGAGATTGCGATTTACTTCTATACGAGAAAACGCTGGCTCACATAATTCTTTAGCTTTACGATAACGATTGAATACAATCTCTGCATATTTCTCTTTTTTACTTGAAGGAAGTGCCATATAAACTAATTATAACTTACCCTCGACTACCCTGTAAGATTTTGTCTGTTTTCATACGTATTGTTTTAACTAATTTCATATAAGCCTGTCTTGATATAGACATAGTTTTAGCACATTCTTCATGTGTTAAATTGTAACCTAATTCTCTTAAAAGAAGAAACATAAAAACAATTTTGTGTCTATCATTCAATTTAGTAAGTACATTTATAACAAATAAATTCTCATTAATTTCAGCATACATTTTGTCTTCATGGTCGTTTGTACCAGTATCAAATGGGTCTCCATCTTCAGAAGTAAAGTCAGAAAAAGAATAAGCTGTAGGTATAAAAGCTAATTTGGTTTTACTCATACTTGTGATAAAATTTTATCTAACACCTCCTTCTTTTTTTCAGTACTAATAGCATTTCTAGTATTAGGTGTACGCCTCCACCATAAAAGAGTATGTGCTTTTTTAAACTTGTAACCACTACATAAGGCTCTAATCATAAACTCTTGATCCTCCAATACTGGCATTTCCTCAAACTTGCCTAATTTTTCATAAGTTCTTCTATGCATTAAAGAAGTTACTGGCACTGGAATTTGATGTTTTTCTCTTACATACTCTTTAGTAATTTCCATTGGAGCTACTGAAAGATAAGAATCTTCTCCAGCCCATACAAACATATCTGGATAAACAATATCAAATCCTTCTGATATAACTAAAGCCATCTTTTCTAAATAATCTGGGGAAAGCACATCATCACCATCTATAAATAAAATAAGAGTACCCGTTGAATAATTAAATCCAATATCCCTAGCTTTAGCTACTCCTACATTTTCAGGTAGAATTATTGTTGTCGTTTTTGTATGTGATACTGGATTTTTACAACCATCATGTATAACAATAATTTCTTTAGGTTGTCTGCTCTGACGTAAAATAGACTCTATACATTCACTGAGGTAGTCTTCTTTTTCATAACAAGTAATAATACAACTTATATCTACCTTAGGTGTCATTTTTTACCTTTTCTATCTTTTTTACTTTTAACTTCCATTCTTCTAATTGCATCTTTGAGTTCTCTTATTTCTCTAATAAGTCTAGTTTCTCTATCCCTTCCTTCTTTAACATACTCCTGGACAACTTTAAGTATATTTGTCATCTCATATAATTTTTCTTTCACAAGTATTTCATTGAACATCAAATCACCTCCTCGCAGTCATCTTAAATCTGTTGGTTAACCAACTTTTTGTCTGATCTGCCCATTTAGGTTGTTCTTTAGGTGCTTCATTCCAAGCATCAAAGTTTATAAAAAAATACTCCATTGAAGTACGAAAATGAGAAGTCCAATCGTGAATTGGAAGTGCAATTGGTGTAGTAGCTTGAGAAGTTTCTTCTCTTTGAGGATATCGTGCTGACTTTATACACTCATGAAAATACTCAGTTCTTACATTAGAATTTATTTCAATCCCATTTTGAAGACGAACTTTTGTTTTCTCTCTTCTAGTAGCAAAATCATTCTTTGGTATTGACTGTACAAAAACTCCAACTTTTTCCAATTCCTGACGAGTAGTTGTATCTGCTACAAGAAAACTTCTCTTTTTAACATCAGGATCACCAAAATGAATAGCTGGAGGATATTGACTAATTTCAGTTACTGCTTTTATATCATCATCAGTATATTGAAATTTGGAATCCATAGGTTTACCAAAAAAAGGATAATACCATTGAATTACTTTATCTTGACTCTCAAAACAATCAACTACTCTAAATTTACCGTTAGCAGGATTTATTTGCCAAAATATTAGTGCTGTTCCATCTAACCCAAAATCCCAAGAGCAATAGAGCTGTTGATGAGGTATAAAAGGAAAATCTCCATAAGCTGCACTTTCAATTTCTGGATAAACTCTACCCGTAATAGAGGTTTCCCAATTTATCATTATTTCTCGATTGAAGTCCTCTACCGACCTTCTCTTACGCTGGTCTTCTAACCACTTTTTGTTTTTACGAGGGTCAAGATTATATGGAAGTGTAATAACTTTTATTACTTCCCCATCCTTTCCAAATCGAAGTCTTTTAGCTTTGGAAGGTTTATCCCCTGGAGTAGTAGCTACAATTCTACAATTTGTAGTATCAGCAGTTGCTCCCCAAACCTGTGAACCAAAATCAAAAAAAGCAAACTCATCTAAAAATACTGCTCTATGACGACCACCTCTTGAAAAATTAGCATTTGAAGATTCACCCGATATTACATTACCATTTTCAGAATTAACTAATGACATATAATTAAAATGTCTATCAGGATTAAAACTCTCCGGAAGAATAAATTGTGGAAACCTAGTAAGCATATAATCAATTTTTCCAAATAAAGATTCTTCTTTATTTCCTGTAATACCACCTCTACGATTGTCTACATAATCTTCTTTTCTAGAACCTACTAAAAAGTTAGAAGCTGGCTCATAAAGCCATAACCAAAGTAGAGTAGCTAAAATAGCATAAGTAACTCCCATTTCACGGCATTTTTCAATAAATAAGTCGTCACCATTTCTAATAGCATAAACCAAATCCCGCACAAGACGTTTCTGAAAAGGAAATAATTTAAATCTTAAGTGAGGACTTTCGCCTTTAGCAACTTTCGGATTAAACGTATAACAAAATGTATCAATGAAATAAACAGGGTCTTCTTTACCCATTTTTTTCATTTCCAACAAAGTGTTTTGGATTTTCTTTTGTTCTATTTCACTTAACTCTCTCATAAAGACAGGACTTATTACTCAAGCTGTGCTATATTAGCATATGATTTATACCTCTCAAAATGGAACCAAATGGTATTTACATACCAGAGAAATGTATATGCCTAGAAATAAAATTACTGTAACTTCTTATTTCTTTAGAAAAGAAATTAAAAAAGGTTACTATAAAGGTAATCTACCTATTAAATATACAGTAATCGAAACTTTTTCAGGACTTCCCCTCATCAAAAAGAAGTGAATCATATTTTGGCTTTAAAACTTTTGGACTAAAATTATCTTCAGCAATCTCAAATGCTTTAACTTTTGAGTCAATATCACAAGTAAAATTATCGATAACTTTTGCTAGTTTTTTATGATCTGCTGAATACAGAGGAATTTCACTTCTAGCAAAAAATTGACCTTTTTTCTCACTTTGAATAAGCCAATCTTTAGGTAAAAGTTTATTATTAGGACTTATGTCTGTCATTATAACAGGCAACCCTGAAGCTAAAGCCTCATTAGTAGTCAAAGAAAGACCTCCAAATCTACGAGGTAAAATAAAAGCATCAAAATTTCTATAAATATCAAAGTTATTTGTAAAATCTTGCATACGATAAACAATCCTTGGATCTTCTAAATAATATTCAATAGGAAGTGGATGTTGACTATGAATAACTAACTTATAATCACTTTTAGATAACTTAACTGCCTCTAATAAATCTAAAGTCCCATTCCTATCTTCTGATACAAGTGTACCTATCACGTGAAGAAATCTTCTTTTTTCTCTAATAGTTCTTGCCATATTATCTTTTCTGGGTTCTTTAAACTCACTAGAGTCTAAAGGTGGCGGAAGATACTTTACTTTATTTTTACCAAATTTACTTTCCATATCATCTATCATCCAATAAGAAGGCATTAAAAATAAATCTGGGCGAGGTAAATAGTGTTTATTTAAATTCTGGCAAAATTCATAATTACTTTGACAATAAACTTTAATTCCTTTTTGTTTAGCCCAATAAAGCATATTAAAGTTATAGGGATCTTCACACAAAAAAATATGAGTTAAGTCCTGCATAAAGTGAATAACATCTGAATCTGAAGGAAAAGTCCGAGTAGTAAAATGCTTATAATCTTTATACCACTCAAAATGTTGTTTTCTATTTACAGAAAAAGATTGAGAATCAATAATCATTACAAGTTCTGGTCGAAGCATTTGAGCTAACCTTCGAGTCTGTGCTCCTAATCCTGAGTTATTTGCATAAGCAATAAGTCCTAATTTTCTCACCATACTTGTTTTTTCTTTACTGCAACTTCTCGTACCTTAATTGCTTTAGTTATATCCTTAAAATGGCCAAGATTATAAATCTTGCCTCTTATAGTTATTGATGCTCTCCAATTATTTCCTTGCTTGTTCCAATGAACACCAGTAAAACCACTCGTATTATTTTTTCTTTTTCGTTGATTATTATTCTGTTGTATATAACTCGACCATTCACAGTTATTTGGTTCATAGTTTCCTTCATTGTTTATTCTGTTAAGTGTTTTCCCTTTTGGTCTATTTCCCATATCAGAATAAAAATTAGAAAAACTTTTTTTCCACCTACTACAAACAGTAATTCCTCGACCACCGTAATTTTTATATCCAGTATTTTTCGGATTGAAACATCTTTGTAACATCATATGCCAAGACCGATATTCGTTAGAATTGCTTTTATTATGCCTTTCATTTTTTGTAATTAATGGGTCGCCATTGCGGATAAATCGCTTATAATGTTTGATACAGTAGCCCAAACTGAATTTTTTAGTTTCACAGCCATTTATCTTACAAATCATAAGTAAATACTAACAGTATTTACCAGTTTTGTAAAGTATCAAACTACCACCGCTGTTCTTTCTCAAACTTGTAATCACCTTCACGACCATCTAAATTCAAAGATCGTTTAATGTTATCTCCAGGTATATAAATATGCATACGCCATCTATACCAACCATCTATTCCATTTGCTTTCCAATCTTCTATTACTTTGCCATGAATTAAATCTTCTATAAAACAATTACTATTATCTGAAAAAAATCTCATTATCTCTTTATAAAAGTCTACTCTAGCAAGATGAGGTCTTTGGCTCCACTGAACAGTTTTCTGAAGAAAGTTCTCTGGTTCTCCTATCATTAAGTGTTTATGCTCTTCTGGTATTCTAGATTCAAAGTGAAATCTAATAAAGTAAGAACTATCTGATAAAAGAGTGTTTCCTAAATAAACAAAATCTATCGGCTCATCCGTAACTAATGGTGTATCGTGTTCCATAAATAAAAGAAGTGGCGTATCTATCTTAGGAAGAATTTCTTTAACCATACCCGACTGGTGTTTGTGTTCAGTAAATACAAATGGAGAAATATTTTTATATTTAAAATTGCACTCCCACAGTAAATTATCTATAAATTCATTGTAATCTTTAGTCATATCTTTCTGTTCCTCTCGAATTCCATCAATACCTATAAAAATAGGATTATTCATATAATGCCTTATACTATTTATAGTAGTATCTATAATTGAGGTATCTGGATTAGATTTGACTGGTGAAGTAACCATAAGAGTAGTAGTAACAAACAAAGGACACCCAATCTGATTAGCAAGCCTTCTTTGTATTTCATTTTTCTTAGTAATCCACCAAGCAAAAACAATTTGCCTATACTTTTGATCTTGACACTTCTCTATTAAATAAGGAAGATCTTTATAAGACTTTAGAATCGGAAATGGGGCATCAGGAAATAATTTATCCCAATAACCTGACTTACCTAAAGGAGAAAATTCATCCACTATAGGAATTGACCCAACTTCAAGAGCTTCATAAACTCTGAAAGAATCTTGTGTAACGTTACCTGGAGGACAAATAACACACTTTGATTTAGCCAATACACTCATATATTCATTTGGAGGAAGACCTTGCGAAAATCCACTAGTAGGTTTGTAATAACCATCTCCTAACATTATTAACTCACGAGCCATTTCATCACGTCTTGTATGACTAATCTGACCTAAAAAAGACCATCTAAAAATCTTCTTACGTTGTCTTTCTACTTTTCTTGCATGAGGTGTATAACCAAGAGGAAATACATTATTACAGTTACCATACTGACAATAATGAATCATATCTGGATGCTCTAACTTAGAACAATTAAAATTACCCTCTTCATCTGAAGTTATAAAAACCATTACTTTTGAGTACTTTTTAAGTTCTTTATTTACATCATCTGGATTTTGATAAGCTCCAGGAATTACAAAAACTTCTCTATTTCCTTCGGGT